ACTTATCTTCAAGCGTAACCATTTGTCTACATATCTCATAGATTTCTTTTTTAAATTTATCTGTCCATATATCTATGTTCTCTTGGATAAATTCTCTAAATAGTTTTGTCATAGCTTCAACATGTAGACTTTCATCACGAATAGAATAGGTAACTATCTGTCCCATACCTTTCATCTTTCCAAAGCGTGGGAAGTTTAACAAAATTGCAAAGCTAGAGAACAACTGTAGTCCTTCTGTAAAAGCTGAATAAACTGCTAAAGTTTTTGCAATACTTTCTTTGTCTGCTTTAGTTGTTTTAATATTGTGAATATACTCATGCTTGTTAGACATTTCTTCGTATTCGGAGAAAGCTTTGTACTCTATCTCTGGCATACCAACTGTATCAAGTAGTAAACTATAAGCGTGTTGGTGAATAGATTCCATGTTTGCAAACGAACCCATCATCATACGAGCTTCGGGCTTTCTAAAGATACGCATATATCTATCAATATATCCTGCTCCTACATCTACATCTGATTGAGTAAAGAGTCTAAAGATTTGAGTCATAAGATTTCTTTCAACCTCTGATAGCTCTTGCCAATCTTTTACATCTGTGTGTAGTGGTACTGTCTCCGGCATCCAATGCATTTGATTTTGTAATACATAGTAATCAAACATCCAAGGGTTGTCGAATGGTTTGTAATATTCTCTTGTGTCTAGTAGGCTCATAATTTTTCCTTTGGTAGATATACTATTACGAATGACTTACATTCAGGACAACTTAAATTAGTTTCCATTATGTACTCGTCATCCTCTTCCTCTATGTCGTGATCTCCACCCCATATTAGTTCTGTATTACAATGCCAACATTTCATTTCTCTTCCTTCTGTATATTATATAAAATCATATTTCTCTCCTGTTTCATAATCATAACTACAAACCTCACACCATTCTTCTATTTTATGGTTGCACTCTTCTAGTTTTAATTGTTCTTTTAGTCTTAATTTTTCTTTTCTTATGCGTGACTTTTCCATTGTGGCAACCCACTCATCACTTTCTTTTCTCCACTGTGCATCGTTAGCCCATTCATCCTTTACCATTAGAATTACTTCCTAACCCTCACAAGCTATACAATCCACATCATCAAGTTTGATTCGTGGTACTTTAATATTAACATTCTCTACACTTCTTGCAGCGTTTGATCTAAAGTAATACATAGATTTTAATCTGTTTGCACCATACCAATGAACATCATTAACATACTGCATATACTCATCGTGTATTTCTTGAGGCTCTGTGGCCTTTGGAAGTGTAAAGAAAAGATTAACTGACTGTGCTTGGCATATAAACTCTTGACGTTTGTATGCATGTTCAACAATCCAAATTTGATTTATCTCATCAGCAGTTTTAAATACTGCTTTCTCATCATCAGTAAGTATATCTAAATGCTGAACTGAACCATTACTACCTGATATATCTTTCCATATATCATTTAGTTCTTTAGCATTTAATCCTTTCTTTCGTAATATCTTTTCAAGAAATTTGTTTTTAACTTGATACGTTCCTGATAGTGTTTTGTGTGTGTATGCGTTAGCACGAAATGGCTCAATAGATGGAGATACTCCACCACATATAATACTAGATGAAGCATTAGGAGCAACGGCAAGAAGATGAGCATTACGCATAGAGCTACCAGAAACATCAGGAGCTTCACCCCTTTCTTCAGCCAACTTGGTAGACGCTTTGACAGCACGTTCCTTAATGTGTTTAAAAACTTTGATGTTGAAACCAGTAGCAAAAATACCTTCAAACGGAATGTTTTTAGATTGAAGATATGCGTGAAAACCCATTGCTCCAAGTCCAAGAGACCTTTCCCTATACGCTGAATAGGCTGACTTTGTAAAGCCTTGCTTATCTTTTTTGATGTACCTTTTAAACCTTTTAAAGTTTGCATTATATTCTCCTAGTTGATTTGTATCAACTGCATTGTCTATAAAGTGTTGTAACACATTATCTAACATAGTTATTAAATCAGAAATAAAATCCTGGTCTTTGGACCACTCATCAAAGTATTCTAAATTTACACTAGACAAACAACATACTGCTGTTCGTTCTTCGTTAGTTGGTAGTGTTATTTCAGAACATAAATTACTTTGTCTTATTTCTAAACCCAAATCTTTTTGTTCTTTTGGTAATGCTTCATTACACGTATCTATATTAACCATATAAGGTTCGCCTGTCTCTGCTCTTGCGTTAATAATTTGCCACCATAAATCTCTAGCATTAACAATTTTAGTAGGCTCATTAGTCTTGGGATCAATCAATCTAAAGTCCAAGTTTTCTTTTATAGCTTTTAAAAAATCATTGGTAATGTTAATCCCATTGTGAAGATTAAGATTTTTTCTATGAATGTCTCCGCCAGAAGATTTTCTCATTTCAATAAACTCTTCAATCTCCGGATGTGATATGTCCATGTATGCAGCGTAAGAACCACGTCTAGTTGTACCTTGATTAAAGGCTAACATCAACGAATCTACGACATGCATAAATGGAATTGAACCAGTAGACTTACTACCGTGAGTAGTAGGAATGCCATTACTTCTAACATCTCCCCAATATCCACCGATACCTCCACCAGAACTTGCCAACCATATGTTTTCGCCAAAATGAGTAAATAGCCCATCCCTACTATCAGGTACATAATTGAGGAAACAGCTAATAGGAAGCCCACGACTTGTTCCCCCGTTACTAAGTATAGGAGTGCTAAACATAAACCAACACGAGGAACTGTATCCATAAAGTCGCTGAGCCAGTTCAAAATCTGTGTTACCTTTGTAGGTTGCTCCGAAGACGGCTGCTCTTGCGAATGCTTCTTGTGCATGTGTTTCTTCTCCCCAGAAATATCTGTCTTTTAAAGTATCAAGACTAAACTTATCAAGTCTTGATTCATTATTATAATTAATTTTAATACCTAAATATTCTTTTTGTCCTATTTTATCTTCAACCATTTTAATCCTTGTGTAAATAAAGTGCTATTATAGCATAGTGTATAATCTTTAGTAAGTCTTTTGAATTTTTCCCTTGCTTTTTACCATACCTCATAGCGTATTTCATAATATTTCCTATACAAAAACCTTCTCCGTGTCCAGCATCTAGTATCATATCTGTTGCTTGGTACTTACCATTAGCATAGTGTTGATTATAGGTAGCATCAATATGCTGACCAATAGTTTCTAATATTTTATCTTCATTAAATTTATAATTCATTTTGTATATCTTTTAAATTTATTAAATTTAAACTTTTTTCTTTTTCAATTTTTTTAATTTTTTTAATAATCCATTTAAAAGAAAAAGCAGATAAGAACAATTGTCTATTTGCATAGACATGTGTTTCATCTGGTAATAGTTCTAATGCTTTAGTATAAGTAAGCTTCTTCGCTTCTTCAGGACTAACCATAGTTTTAATCCACTCGTATAATATTTCTAGAGCTTTTTTTCTTATTGCTTTTGCTTTTCTACCATTCATAAAACCTCTTCAACCTTTGGCTCGTTAATAATTTTAGTAAAATATGTAGGCCCTTTAGCGTAGTTGAAAACTCTCAACCCTTTTCCATCATTAGAAGACTTGTGACATTCATATTTATAAGGACAGTAGGTACACTCTCTAGGTAATTTCATATTGCCAGACTTGCCTTCAGGTATCGTGGGGTAGCAAAAATCTGGTGGGGTTTTTCTTTTAACTATTCTTTTTACTTCTCTAATTCTGTTTTTAATATTTGGTTTATCTAAATCTTCAGGTTTAAAAAATGTTAACTCCCCAGTCTCTTTATTAATTACTAGAAAGCCACCATCATTAGTTTTCTCTGCTGCTTCATATCCAGCAAGTTGAGACAAATAACCAAAGGCATCAGATTCTGCTAGTGTCCCGTCTTTAAACTTTTTAAAAGCAAAGCTAGACGCAGATTTAATATCAACAACCTCGCCATCAATTTTACAATCCATATGTCCTTTAATTCCACTAACTGAAACTTCTTTTTGCAATGATTCAACTTTATGTTTGGATAGTTTAACAAAAAATAA